GTTCATTATTAACATGTTCTCCAAAAGTTTTTTCTTTTGGATGATAACCTCGTTCATCATCACCATAAATTATATTAAGGTCTTTTTCATTTTCAATCTTTTCACTTATGTTATCAAATTTTGAATCTGGTATCATTTTTAATATTTTATTAAAGCTTTCTGATTCTGCATTTTTAATTTTATCTATTTCAGTATAATGTCGTTGTAGACCGGGATTTACTTTAGATACATCACCACGGCGTATTTTATGTAATTTTATTTCAGAATCTAATGCATGTTTTCTTGAACCTACATATCCACTAACTATTTCTCTTTCTTCTGGTTTTAAATCATCAATAAGTTTTTGTTTTTCTTCATCTGATTTTGCTTTATTAAGTTGATTTGTAAATGATTTAACATTGAAGTTAATATCTTTTCCTTGTTTTCTAAAATCAGTTTCCATGTTCTTTGATTCATCTATAGTGCCTTTAGTATCTTTGATAGAATCTCGTTTAGCTATAAATTTATCAGCCCAAGATTTAAAGGGATTAAAAATTAATTTTTTTACAAGCATTGTTATTAATCCAATTAATATTACTAATCCACCAGTAACTAAAAGAGCAGTTATTACAGGTGATATAATATATTTCATTAAGTTTGCTGGCCCTAATGTATTTTTAAGGAAATTTTTAATACTTTCATCTGCTTTTGCTGGTGCAGTTGCTATACTACCAGCTATACTTTTAACTTTCCTAAATACACCTATTCCACTCAACCCTTCTTTTTTTTCTTCATAATCTTCTCGTTCTTGTTTTTCTGTGTATCTATCATCTTTTTCATTTTCTTTTTGTTTTGCTCCAAACTCCTTTTTATCACTTTCTTCATTTTCTTTTTGTTTTGCTCCAAACTCCTTTTTATCACTTTCTTCATTTTCTTTTTGTTTTGCTCCAAACTCCTTTTTATCACTTTCTTCATTTTTTTCAAATAATTCATTAAATGGTTTTTCAACATTTTTTGGTTTATTTAAAATATTATTATTAATTAATAAGTTTTGTATTTTTATTAAACTAAAAATAAGAGCTTTATGAAAGTTTTTTAATTCCTTATCATTATTTTCTTTTCTAATAAATGTTGATGGTGTATTTGCAATTGTATTTGTTGTATTTGATAATTGTCTATTATCATCATTTTGATTTCTAATAACAATCGCTGTTGATGGTGTAGTTGTAGTTATTAATTGGTTATTATTTTCATCATTTTTCTCTGGTAAAGGTAACATTTTTTGTTTTTTATTAGTTTTAACTGTAGGAGCAATGATTTTTAAGAATTGTTCTAACCGTTTATCAAGAGTATGCCTACGTTCCTCAGTTCTTGGTTGAGGATTGGTTATAACTTCTATGTTGTTGTCAGAAATTACAACCGGTTGGTTATTAGATGTATTTAATTTTAATGCATTTATGATAGTCAGAAGATTTTTATCAGCCATTGTTTTTCTCTTTTATTGTATTTGCGAACATATGGGCATACACATCATATTCCCACGGAATAAGGTTTTCGAGTTCAAATAATGAAAAATTTGATTTACTTTTTAATATATATAATACTTGATATAAATTAGCCAAAGTTTCATTACAGAGGCTTAGATAAAAAAATCTTCTAATCCAGACAATTCAAGAGTATGCATTTTCTTACAATTACTGCATTTCCATTCTTTTGAACAAATAACTGTAGGTGCTGTTTTGAAAAAGTTTATTATTTTTTCATATTGTGTTGTTGATAATGAATTTATAAATTCATCTAATTCCTCATTATCTTTTTTTGTTATTTGATGTACAGAATCTTTATCATAAATGGATTTAATTGTTGATTTAACTAAAAATATATCAGCATCAATAACACTCATTTCAGACATTTTACCAACACCTTTACGTGACAGGCCTAATGTAGGATAATTCATAACAACACCAATACCACCACCAATATTTATTTTCTTTTTGTGGTCTTTAGATGTTTTAATTTTAATATCTTCCTCTATATTAATATTAACATCTGTTTTTGATGTACAATCTGGACATCTTAATGTTAATTCTATAAATTCTCCAACACTTTTTGCTCTAAGTTGCATAAGGAAATATTCTAAATCAAAGCCAGATAGTTTTTCAACAGAAAATGATTTAGGTGATTGTACACAAACACCAACTACAGTTTTAATGGCATTTAATATTTCTTTAGAATCTTGACTTTCCGCAGCCATTAATAATATTTTTTGTTCACCCAAAACATATGGTCTATATTTTATAGCTTGACCAGATGGTAATGTTACTTCATGTATAGGTACTTTTAATTTTGGTATACTCATTTTTTTCCTTTCAAAATTATATATTATTATCAATCATGTCGATTGTTCCAAATGCATCTAAACCACCACTTGCATACCTGCGTTTAAGACTTGTATATGTACTATGTACCTGTGTAATTATGATATGCATTATTGTATGCATCATCATATTTACTTTTCATAGCTTTCATTTTATTTATTGCTTTTTTAAACTTACTACTATTTATTTCATCTTTTCCGGCTGTAATAATATCAACCACTTCTTTTTCGAATCCCTCTATTGAAAATGGTGGTGTTGCTACTGAATGTAATATTTCTTTCCATTCATAATATGCAAATTCAACACTTAATGTATGATATGAATCATTAGAAGCAACATCTAAATCTAATTTTGAAACCGCGATTGGGTATGCCTCTGATAAAGTAATACCATATATTGGATTTAACATTTTATCTAATTGATATATATTAATTTTTGATACATAATTATCATAAAAATTATATTCGTGATTTATATTATCAACAATTAAATCTTGCCATGCATTAAAAAATATTTTTTCTAACATATTAGTATTTACAATAAATGTTAATGAAATATTATCCTCATATATTTTTCCATATGGTATTTTTCGTTTATGTCCTCGGTAATTTCTATCCGATGAAATAAAACTTTTACCCGGAAATCCAGAAGTTACACAAGATAATGATACCCTTTCGGATTTATTTTTGTTAAAATAACTATTCGAAGGTGGAAATATATTAACCATAAATTTATTAGGTGTTGCAACACCATATGTTTTTAAGTTTGTTATCCGGTTTTTCAAAAGTTCTGACATTTATATTATCCTTTTCTTAGAATTTGCCCAAACCTCTTCTTTTAGAGCTCCTATAAATTTTTCTGTAGGTAAATATAAAGAATAAGTCCAATCAAATGGAGAAATTTTAATTATCTTTGATTTTATATTTCTATAATAATATTTTTTTACACAAGGTCTCATAAATTTAAACCTTGAGAATGATTTTAATATGTTATATGATACTTTCATCCTTGTTGTTTTATTATATTGGTTATTATTAACTAATGTAAGCATATTATTAATTAAAGTTTCTCTCATTTTTATTGGAATATAATGGAGATTTAATCCAAGAAATCCAATTTTATCATAATTTAATACTATAGTTAATGGAAAAGTATCCCAATATGGTAATTGTTTTTTTGTTTCTGGATTATATATATACATATACATACTACCAATTTCGAATTTATCTGTAAAATTTTTATAATTTTTAAATAAATCACGTTTTATATTTGTATGTGTAAGATTATATATATTATCTTTAAACCATTTTCTGGCTATTGGAGAATTTAATATTTCTTTTGGATTTAATTCTGAATATGTATTTTTCATTGTCTGTTTTTATTTCTCTTTTTTATACCCAAATCATATTCATCAAAAATTTTAAATTTATAACCATGTTGTTCACACCATAATTCAGCCGCAGTCCATTTAGCTGAATTTATACCATAAGTTTTAATTTCATTGATATATCGCTTAGTTGTTCGTTTTTTCTTTTTTGGAGCGTATCTTTGAGCATTTGGTTTTATTTCAACCAAATATTTTACAATATCACCAGATTTTGTTTTTACTTCAACACAAAAATCAACAAAATATCTATGCCATTTATTATCAATGGGTGATAAGTAGGGTATTATCACTTCCTCGCTATTCCACCTTAAAACAGCTTTAGTTAAATCAAGGTATCTACAAACTTTTCTTTCCCATAATGACCTCCAAATAATATTATTTACATCACCCATATACTTTTTATGGTTAATTATTCTATATTTTCCAGAATATCTCAAATTTATAATCTCCTTCTATTCTATTTAGTATAAATAAATATGAATATATAAAAAATAATTTATAGGAATATTATTTATGCCTTATGATATAATTATGCCTTATGATATACATGCATTTAAAAATAAAAATTATACAGCAGACTGGGGACCAAGAGTAAAAGATTATCAATCTTTAGATGGAAATAAATATGATTTCAAATCAACACAATATCCAGAAAATGTTGATGGAGATGCAGGATTAGGTCATTATATAATGTTTAATATTAATAAGACATACGAATCAAAATTTGAAGGTAGTTATAAAGGACTTAATAATAGTGGTATATTAAATCCACAATCAGTTAAAGATGCTGGTGGTGCTGGGCAACAAGGATTATCAACAGAGCAGGCTGAGAATGTTGCAACCGGAGCAAGTTCTACAGTTAGTTTTATGTCCAAAGCTATTGGTACTGCTGTTGGATTAGTATCTGAGGATTTGGAAACAAGCGTCAATAAGGCTGGTAATGCTATTGGTAAAGTTACTACGAAGGTAATTAAAAATTTAAAGTTACGGGATAGAACAAAACGAATAACCGAAGCTATTGTTCTTTATATGCCAGAATCATTAGAAACAGAATATAAAAATTCTTGGGGTGATACTAAATTTTTAGGTAGAGGTATTGATTTAGTATCAACTATATTATCATATACAAATGGAGAAGATATTAGTGATAAAATTGATAATATAGGCCTGGGTGGTATGGATACTATGGCGGGATTTCTTGATGCAATTACATTAGATGCATTTAAAATTAAAGATTTTGTAAGTATATCAGGTCAAAGAGTAAGAAATCCGCATATCGAATTTATGTTTATTGGTATAGACCCAAGAAATTTTACTTTTAATTTTAAATTTTTACCAAAAAATCAACATGAAGTTAATTTGGTTACTAATATAATACATTCATTTAAATTTCATTCTGCACCTGAAATTATTGGTGATGATAAAGCTGGTGCATATTATCATTATCCATCTACATTTGACATTTCTTTTTTTGGTAATGGTAAAGAAAATAAAAGAATTAATAAAATTTCAACTTGTGTTTTAACAAATATAAATGTTAAATATAATGGTTCTGAAGGTGTTTGGACTACCTTTAAAAAAGATTCGGTGGGTTCAATGCCAGTATCAGCAACTTTATCATTAGACTTTACGGAAACAGAATTAATTACTAAAGAAAAGATTATGAAAGGTTACTAATGAAATATTTCGAAAAATTTCCCAGGACATATTGGGACATTAATACAAATAATAAATATGATTTGGTTGTTGATATATTAAAAAATTTCGTTATAAAAGATTCAATTAAAAATGATGAAAATATATATTTTGAATATTATATGAATGATGGAGATTCTGCCGAAATTATAGCAGATAAAATATATGGTTCTTCTGAATATCATTGGATTGTATTTATGATGAATGATGTTATAAATCCACATTACGATATGCTTTTAAATAGTGATAAATTGGATAAATATATTGATAATAAATATCCAGGAACTGCATTATATATAACCAGAAGTAACGCTATTCAATTTAAAGTTGGTGAAACTGTTACATGTAATAGTTCTGATACTACGGTAAATGCTTGGGATGCTTCATATAAGCGGCTTGTTATACCTGCTGACATGTTAACCTTTATTGAAGGAGAAACAGTTACAAGCGATTCTGGTGCGACTGGTACAATAACTCGGCACGATACATATTATAAATATTCATTACATCATATTGAAATAAATGGATTATGTAGGTCACCAGTAGTTGATATAAATGGTGTTGATGATACTGATTATCTGGCTCAATATATGGGTGGTAGTGCGGATGCAAAGTTTATTTTAAATTCTGATTATGAAAATACAAAAAATGAAAGTAAACGAAAAATAAAATTACTTAAATCGAGATTTCTTGGAGTAATTTTAGAACATTTCGATTCTTTGATAGGATAATATATGGATGGATTACAAAAACCTGGTGATGTTGAAATTATATCTATTGTTATTTTAAATAATATAGGTGATACGATAGATATATATAATCAATTTAAAGGTATTACTATATATGAAAGTTTGTTTAGTAATACAATGAGTGGAGAAATTGTTGTTACTGATGCTTTAAATTTATTAGAAAATTTTAATATTATAGGTCAAGAAAAAATAGTTATAAAATTTAAAACACCAGGGAAAAAACAACTACGAATAAATCAATTTAATATTTATAAAATATCAAAAAGGGTTTTGCTTAAAGACCGAGTATTATCATATGTATTATATTTTACATCAGAGGAAGCAATATCTTCTTTACGTAAAAAAATAAGTAAAGCATATTCTGGAAATATATCTGAAATAGCAAGTAATATATTTATTAATTATTTGAATAATGATACTAAAAAATGTTTTGTTGAAAAAACAATAAATTCTATTGATGCTATTATACCATATTGGACGCCAATATATACAATGAATTGGTTGGCTTCTCAAGCAACAAGTGAAGATAAACATATTAATTATTTATTTTATGAAACTATGAATACTTTTTATTTTGCTTCTTTATCTACTTTATTTAAATTTGAACCAGTACAAGATTTTATATATACCCCAGCTAATATAAATAATACTAAAGTAAATGATATATTTAGGACAGTTAAAAATTATAATATTAAAACAAGTTTTGATACAATAAAAAATATTAAATCTGGGTTATTTGCATCTAAGCAACGCGTTATAGATATTAAACATAAATATATAAAAGATATAAATTATAACTATGAAGATAATTTTAAACCAGAACAGCATTTAAATAAAAATATGTTTATTAATCATAAGGGTGATTATAATAACATTAAATATACAGAAGATTATTTATCTAATTATTATTATTCATTTTCTGAAAATGCTAAAGATATTAATGTATATGGATTAGAGCGAATATCTTTATTATATCAATTACAAAATGTGGGTATATTATTAGATATATATGGTGATTCAGAATTAGAATGTGGTCATATAATAAATTTTCATGTGCCAGTGGCCGCACCAATATATGCTGAAAACGAATTAGATAGGTATATATCAGGTAAATTTATTATAACAGCAATTCGCCATGATATAACAAAAGATGATTATAGTATGTTATTGGAAATATCAAAAGATGGTTTGGAAAATCAATTACCTGATTATGTTAAATAGGAATATTATATGTTAGATTTTAATTCATTTAGTGATTCGCCCGAATATTTGCAAGAAAAGCTTTTAGTAATACAAAATAGTGCTAATTATGGGCAAGCTGTATTTTTAGCTGGTGGTGCTGGTTCTGGTAAAGGATTTGCTATACAAAATTTTATTGAAAATAATAAATTTAAAATACGAGATGTTGATGAATGGAAAAAATCATTTATTAAATTATCAAAATTAACTGGAAAAAATCAAGAGATTAGTAAATTAAATTTAAGAAATCCAAAACACGTTTTTTTTCTACATAAATTTTTAAAAGATAAAAATATAAAAGAAAAAACATTAGATTTGTTATTAAAAGATATTAGTGCTACACATTTACCAAATGTTTTATTTGATGCTTCAATGGCTGATATGAAATCATTAAAACCCAGTTTTGATGATTTAGAGAGGGTTGGATATAAACCCGAAAATATTCATATTATATGGGTATTAGCAAATTATTCAATAGCTGTAAAAAATAATAAATCAAGAGAGCGAATTGTACCTGATGATATTCTTTTAAATGTGCATGAAGGTTCTGCAATTACGTTGTATAATATGATAAAAAATAATAATTTACCTAAGGGTATGAATGGTGGAATATATGTTATTTTAAATAACCCAGAACATACAATTTATTATGCGGATGATAAAGGAAATAAAATAACTAATTCAAAAGGTAAAAGTATAATAAAAGATTTTAAATATATAACTATAAAAAAACCAGGGAAAGCAATGCGAAACAATGCTATGTCTAATGAATTATATTCTTGGATAATTAATAATGTACCTAAAACTGATTTAACAAAATATATTTGGGATAATTAATAATGAAAAGTTTTAATTCAGGTATGGTGTGGAGCATTGGTGTTATTGAAGATATTAATGACCCAGAAAAATTGGGTCGTGTCCGTGTTAGAGTTCATGGTTGGCATACAAAAAATAAACAAAAAATACCAACAAACTCATTACCTTGGGCTATAATTATGCAACCGACAACCTCTGCCGCTGTGAGTGGTGTTGGAAGTTCACCTACTAATTTGGTGTGTGGTACGTGGTGTGTTATATTTTTTAGTGATGGAAGTATTGGACAGAAACCTATTGTAATGGGTACGCTTGCTGGTATACCAAATAATGCACCATTGATAAGTGAAGGATTTAATGACCCAAATGGAGAATATCCTAAAAGTGATATGACTTGTGAATCTGATATTAATAGATTAGCAAGAAATGAAAATATAACAAAAACAATAGTGCAATATAAAAAAGATAATGTTGTAATAAATATACCAATTGCTAATAGTGATGAGGTGTGGTCTGAACCTCTTACAGAATATGATGCAATCTATCCAAATAATAATGTTAAAGAAAGTAAATCTGGACATATAGTTGAATATGATGATACAACAAATGTTGAAAGAATACACCATTATCATAAATCTGGTACCTTTGAGGAAATATTTCCTGATGGAAGTGTTGTAGAAAAGATAATTAAAAGTAAATATAAGATAATTTATGGTGATGATAGTATATATATAAAGGGTACTGTTAATGTAAAAATAGATGGTAATGCTAATATAATTGTAGTTGGTAATGTTGAAGAACAAATATCAGGTAATATTAATAGAGTTGTTACTGGTAATTTAACAGAAAATATAGATGGTAATTTATTGCAAACTGTCGGTGGGTCTATTAGTAGAAATGCAAGCGGAAGTATTTCAGATACCGGAGCAACAATTCACCATAACTAAATATAGGAAATAGAATGGGTAAAGCGATAGCAAGAAAGGGAGATATGGGAGATGGTGCTTGTACTCATATTCCGAGAAGAAATGATGAAGGTTCTCCTAACGTGTTTGTAAATGGTATTCCAATTCATAGAGTTGGAGACCATTGGCCGATACATTGTAATCCTGTTGGGGTTTGCCATGATAGTGTTTTAACTAAAGGCTCCTCTACAGTATTTGCAAATGGTAAGGCTGTAGGTAGAATAGGTGATTTACAATCGTGTGGTGCTCATGTAGCAGAAGGTAGTCCAAATGTTTTTTCAGGATAAAATTTAATGTCAAAATATAAAGATTTTGATTTATTGTTCATTAATCATCCAGTAACGGGTGATATTGGAATGAAATATGACGAGGAAGCGGTAAAAGCTTCAATTATAAATTTAGTTATGATTTCTCATTACGAAAAACCATTTCATCCGGAAATAGGTTGTGGTATTAAAAAATTATTATTTGAAATTATTTCACCAATTACAGCGATACATATAAAAAATTTAATTATGGATACTATAAATAATTTTGAACCAAGAGCTAAAATTTATAAATTGTTAGTTATCCCAGATTATATTACTCAAGGTTATAATATTACTATTTGGTTTTATATTTTAGATAAAGAAAATATTATTGAATTAGAATTCCCATTAAGAAGAACAAGGTAAATTATATGGCTTCACAAAAAACAAATATAGCGGCATTAGATTTTGATGAAATAAAAGATTCATTAAAAACTTATTTACGTTCACAAACACAATTCGAAGATTATAATTTCGAGGGTGCGTCAATAAATATTTTACTTGATATTTTAGCATACAATACCCATTACGGTGCATATTATACAAATATGGTATCTAATGAATGTCATTTAGATTCTGCTATAACAAGAAATGCTGTTATTTCAGAAGCGAATAAATTAGGATATACACCAAGGTCATATCTTACACCAACGGCGATTGTTGATTTAGTAATTACTCCACCTGTTGGTGAGGCATTTACTTCATACACGTTAAATAAATATTCAATTTTTGTTGCTGAGAAAGATGATATAGTATATAATTTTTACACAACAGAGTCGGTAGTTGCAACCAAAGATGCTAATGATGAATATATATTTAATGATATAGAAATAAAAGAAGGATATGTTATTTCTACAGTATATGAAGTTAATCTTTCGGATGAATCTCAACGATTTATAATTCCAAATTCTAAAATAGATACATCTACACTCATTGTTAAAATACAAAAATCCAGTTCTAATACTGAAACAAAAATATATACTTTTACTGATTCAATATTAGGTGTTGATGAGGATTCGTGTGTATATTTTTTGCAAGAATCACACGATAACCAATTTGAAATATATTTCGGTGATGGAGTTACTGGTGTGGCATTAGAAGATGGTAATATTGTTATAATGGAATATATAGTTACTAACGGTGCGGATGCAAATAATATTGGTTCTCTTGATAGTGAATCTGATAGAACATTTACGCATGGTGTGGCATCAAATTATAGTGCTATTGTTTCGGTTGCTGTAGATAGTGATGGTGAAATAAGTGGTATGGCTTCAGGTGGTGATGAGAATGAATCTATAAAATCAATAAAATTTAATGCGCCAAGATATTACCAAGCACAAAATAGAGCAGTTACAACAAGGGATTATAAAGTAATAATACAATCACAATTTAGTGATATTGAAAGTATAAATGTTTGGGGTGGTGAAGATAATACTCCACCAGACTTTGGTAAAGTTTTTATATCTATAAAACCAAAAACAGGATATTATGCCACATCAATATATAAACAAAATATTTTAGATTTTATATCAGAATATAAAAATATTGTTTCTGTTATTCCTGAATTTGTAGACCCTGAATTTACATATATTACTATTGAATGTGTTGTTACGTATAATACAACCACATTGATTGGTGATGAGGAAACAATAAAACAAGCCACCACAAATGCTATATATGATTTTGGATTAACAAATATAACAGATTTTGGTTCTACATTTAGATTTTCTAATTTATCTGAGGCAATAGATAATGCTCATACATCAATTATTAGTAATTTAACAACAATAAAACTTAAAAAAGAATTTACACCAAATGTAATTTCTGCTGATAATTATACTATTGATTTTGGAAATAGTTTATATAATAATAATATTGATAATAATATAATTTTAGATAGTTCTCTTTTTAGTTATAGACACTCTGATGGTTTAGATTATGATTGCTATTTTGATGATGATGATAATGGTAATGTTAGAATATATTATTTATTAACAGAAACGGTTGCTGGTGTATTAACTACTTCCAGAAGTTATTTAAATTCAACAGCTGGTACAATAGATTATGATACTGGTAGAATAGTATTATCGAATTTTTTACCAAAAAATTTAACGTCTGATAAGTTAATAATATCTTTAATAGTTGAACCTAATATAAATGATATATCGGTATCAGCAAATAATTTATTATTTATAGATAGTTCAGATATTTCTGTTTCTGCTGTGGGTGTATAATGCCAAATGAAAAAATATCAAATTTAATAGAATCACAAGTTCCTGATTTTATTCTTACAGATTTTCCAAATTTTGTTTCTTTTATAGAAGCATATTATAGATGGTCTGAATTAGAAGGAAATCCATATGATAGATTATCATCAATTCTTGCGGCAGAAAATATTGATGATGAAATTGTTATTGAAGAATTTACCAATTTTTTTAAAAATGAATATTTACTTGATATACCACAAAATATTTTATCTGATACAAATTTATTAATAAAAAATATAAAAGATTTTTATGCAAGTAGAGGAACTGAACAATCATTTAAATTATTATTTAGAATTTTGTTTGATGTTGATGTTGATTTTTATTATCCAAAGGTTGATATACTTAAATCATCTGATGGTAATTGGGTACGAAATGTTTCTTTTTGTGTTGATGTTATTAAAGGTGATATTAATGATATTGTTAATAGAACAATTTTGGGAAGTAACTCAAACGCCTCTACCATTGTTAATAGTGTATCATTGCTTGATTCAGATTCAACAACATATGAAATAATGTCAAATATTGCAAATCTTGAAGATTCATTTGATGTAGGTGAGGTTATATTTATAAAAGATAAACCAGATGATGTTAATGAAGTTAATGGTGTTGTTGTAAGTATATTAACAAATATAAATATTACTAATTCAGGATATGGGTATACAGTTGGTAGTAATATATATATTTATCCTAATGGTGGAGTTCAAGAATTAATTCCTCATGCTACTATTAATAAAATATATGGTGGTGGTGTAACTCATATAACTATTTTAAATGGAGGTTCTAATTACAGAGTTAATGATGTTCTTGTTTTTGGTGCAACCGATGGGTGGGGTGCATATGCGTATGTAGATACTACAGGACTAACAGGAGATATTTCCTCAGTAGTTATAAAAGAAACTGGTTCTAATTATAAAACTCTACCCTCGGTTTTAGGTTTAGATGGAACCGCTGGGGAAACATATAACACATCTGATGTTAGAGTTTATTCAAGTTTAGGTTCTTCTGCAACATTTTCTATAGATAGTACAACAATAGGTGCTATACAAGAAATAGAAATAACTAACCCATTTTTAAATTATTCAGATTCATCTACCTACATTAGTAATATAGGTGAATTAAATTCCGCGAGTTGTGAAGATGCTACAATTGGATTATTATTCGGGTCACAATATACAGAAATTCCATATTTTTTAGGAACAGATGGATATTTAAGTTCTGATAAATATTTACAAGATAATTGGTATTATCAAGATTTTTCATATTTATTACGTAGTAGTATTGAATATAGTGAATTTGAACCTGTCCTTAAAAAATTATTACATCCAGCTGGAATGTTATTAATTAGTAGTATATTTGATATACCTGTTGAATATAGTGAAGGTCAAACATCAATCATTACTACAGCAGAAACAAATCCAGTAAATTATATAATACGTACTGTAAATAATATAAATTTTGTTATTACTGATGAATTAAAATATAAAATTATTATTACAAGTCCTGATGGATTTGATAATGGTAATAATGAAAAATTTGATCCAAGATTTGAATCATTAGATATATTAATGTTATCATATTCATCACCTGAAGATGGAAGTTCAAATTTTGAATATTTAAGTGATGCTACTATTAATATTGCTACCGATTTATCTGATGCAACACCAAATACCGTTTTGGGTGATTATTATGATACAACTAACAATACTTCATTTATCCATAGAAGTGGAGATTATATAATATGGAAAAATGGAACAGTATATCATCTTGGAACAGAATATAGTGGAAGTGTTTTATTTGATAATTCTTCCGGCCTTGAAGGTGATTATACAGCAAATTCTGGTTCATCTGCTACAGGTAAATTTAGTTTGAATACATATACATATGAGTATGATTGTCCACATGATGGTAGTTCTGGTTCATATGACCCAGATAATACGGCTTTAATGCATCCGGGTGGTGGAGTGTGGGGTGGGTGGCTTATATCAGACCCATCTATTGATTGGTTATATAGAACATATCATAATAATTTTGGAGATGTACAATTAGTTCATATATTTAATGAAATAATTGGTGATTTTATAGATATTCCAAATAAAAAAACAAATATTTGTCCAGAAGCTATTGTTTCTGTGTATAAATATAAATAAGAAAATTAAAATAATAGGAAATTTTTATGCCAGCTATAATTACAAATAAATTTAGAATAAATGCAGCCGCTCAATTTGTAGAAGATTTTGGAGAAGCGGATGCAACAAATTCATATTACCTCTTTTTTGCGAAAACAACACCATGGTCTGATGTAGAAATACAATTACGCGATGCAACTTCTGGATTAAGTTTAGATTATGTTGTTGATGAAACAGTTTGGTTGGATACTGGTATTATAGGGTCAAGAACATTGGCCCTTGCAGAAGCAACCGGTAAAGTTAAATATTGGAATAGTATAGATAAAATATTATATCTTAGTGATGTTACAGGAACTAATTTTGTATGTGATGGAAGTAATGGTGTAATTTTTAATAATTTAAATGATACACCTTTAGATGGTGCGGTCCGCGGCCCAGCTACATGTGGTGGGTATATAGATACAACAGGCACAACATTATATGATGATAATACATCTGCTCCAAGTGCAATTGATAGTGAATTTAATTCTTACCATGTTTGGAATAATATGTTAGGTATGAAAGAAATTTTATCAAGTGATGTATCTCATATTATTCCAAGAATAAATTGGACAACTGGAAATGTTTATAATCAATATTCCGATACTATTGATTTAGATAATTATCCAACAGATTCATCATCTAATTATATAGATTCTATTTATGTTATGAATAGTGATTATAGTGTATATAAATGTATATCAAATAATGGTTCCTCAGAAGTAAGCAATGAACCAACATCAACAGGAACTGGGTATATAACAACATCTGATAGTTATGTGTGGAAATTTATGTATACCATTTCTGCTGCCGATGTAGCTAAATTTGTAACAGATGATTGGATTCCTGTTAGAAATATAACAGCGAGTCCTGGTACCGGTCAACCATATGAAACACAATGGAATACTTATAATGATGCAACAAACGGTGAATTATATGTGAGGATATTAGATGGTGGTACTGGTTATGTTGATGGTGATTGGACTTCTAATGAAGATTTAAATATTTCAGGAAGAGGATATAAAGTTGAAGCAAATACCGAACATGCTTTATTTACAATTACATATGGTGCAATTACAGCTATTACAATTGACCCAATTGGTAATGGTTATGAATATGCAAATGCAACTTTAGATTTTAGTTCTAATAAAAGTACCGAATACCCTGATAGACCGGCTATTATAGAAGTTCTTATTGGTCCTCCAGGAGGACATGGTTCTAATGCAATTAATGAATTGGGTGGTAAATATGTTATGGTTTATTCAAAATTAAGTGGAAGTGAAGGTTCAATTTTATCAGTTGAGAATGATTATAGAATTTTAGGTATTATACATAATCCTACTGAATCTGGTGATATAGCTAATGATACTGTTTATGATTTAACAACACAATTAATTTTTACTGCTGGAAATGGTCCTTATTCATTTTCTGAAGATGAAGTAATTAAAGTTGGAGCATCAGTAGAAGATACTTATAATAAAAATCAAACTCATGCAAATATTGTTGAATTTACACCAAGTTTAACCGCAGCCAGATGTAGAATTACTAATATAATATGTAATGAAAAAATAGATTCAACAAATGGATTTTATAAGTCCGACCTTATTTATGATGATGCAAATGATGATAATTTAATTATTAATACAATAACAAAACCAGTTATAGATTATGGTGTTGGTGATATTATTTATATTGAACAAAGACGACCAATAAGTAGAGCAACAACACAAGTTGAAGATATAAAATTAATTTTGGAATTTTAATAGGATAAAAAATGCCATATAATAAAAATACGTCACCATATTATGATGATTTTGATAAGACAACAAAATATCTACGTATGTTATTTAATCCAGGTAAAGCAGTACAAGCCAGAGAATTAACACAAATACAAACAATGTTACAAAACCAACTTGCAGATTTTGGTAAACATATATTTAAAGATGGTAGTAAAGTGTTGGGTGGTCAAACATCATTAGATACTGATGTTGTGTCTATACCTGTAAATGATGGTGTTGGTGACATATCGGATTATCTTGATGTTGAAATCAAAGATGCGGTTACTGGTGCGATTGCAAAAGTAATTACAATTGATACTACAAAAAAAATATTAATTTGTACACCACTTAATAGCGATGTTTTTTCAGATACAAATTCAATTACCTCAAGTGTTTCAGGAAATACATTTTTGGTTGATGGTACACAAGGTACGGCATCTATTGTTAGTATTGATGATGGTGTGTATTTTACTAATAATTTATTCGTTAAAGTTGATTCACAAACACATATAATTGATTCTACAAGTAATACACCATCAGTAAGAATAGGTTTATCAATTACAAGTTCTATTATTGATAGTGATGAAGATGATTCTTTATTGGATCCTGCACATGGATTTTCCAATTATTTGGCTCCAGGTGCAGATAGATTTAAAATTGATTTAACATTAACTTCAAACACATGGGATCCAGATACTTCATCTGGTGCAGATAATTTTTCAAATTCAGATTTTATTGAGATTATGAGAGTTGAAGATGGTGTTTTAATTGTTAATGTTGTTTATCCTATGTATAATGAAATAGAAAAAACATTGGCTCGTAGAACATATGATGAATCTGGTAATTATACTGTTAGATATTTTCCTATTGAAATTTCGGAAAATGATGATGATGATTCTTTATTAGATATCCAAATTGACCCAGGTAAAGCATATGTATTTGGACATGAATTTGAAACAATAGCACCACAAACTATTACAATGGAAAAAGGTAGAGATGATGCTACTGATTTAGATAATAATACATTACTCCAAATAGGTAATTATGTTTTAGTTGATGAGTTAGTTGGAGATTTTAATACACAAACATTACCACAGGTTACATTATATAATCCTACACATTTGGATGCTACTTTAGGTGAGAATAATATAGGTACTGCTAATGTACGAGGGTTAGAGTATTCATCTGGTATAGTTGGGTCTGATGTATGTATATATAAAATGTATTTATATAATGTTCTTATGGATGGAACTAATTCATTTTTAGATGTTAATTCTATATGTATTGGCCAACAAGATGGAACAAGAGCAAATATTGTTGATGCAAGTGGTATGGATGGAACAAATACAACATTATTTGAACCTTTATATAATACAATGTTATTTAAATATCCAAGAAATGCATTACAAGATAATATTTTTGGTATATCATACGAAAGATTTTCATATGATACTTGTACTTCAGCTGGTGTCGATGGAACTTTTGATTATGATGTATTAGCACCATTAAAACATAAAGGAACAGTTAATACCTCATTAAGTGCTACAAATATAAATGATAATTTTATAGTTATAAATGGTGAAACAGGTGCGATTGTAAAACCTGGTGGTGTTGATATAAATGCTGATGGATTAACAGCAACCATAAAAACACCTGTTTCTATAGCAACATTTTATGTTCAAACAAAAGTAAATATTATTGATAGTGGTTTTGATAGAAGAAGTGCTAAAACATGGGAAAAATGTGAAACTCAAATATTTGATGATCCGGGTTCTATAAATATTTTACCACATACAGATTTATTTTCAGTACATGGTATTTATGAATCAGAAGATACAAGTACAGATCCATTATTACCTACAATAACTGTTACCGGAATAAGTGGTGCTCCTACTAAAGGTGATAAACTTACATCAGGAACAAAAACAGGATATTTTGTTACTACTTCAAGTGCATATCAAATAGCAACATCCGATACCTTTGTCGCCGGTGATGATTTTACTACTGATAATGCCACACCTGTAACTGGAGTTATTGCTGTATTTGATCCAAAGGATATGGCAAGAGAGCGGTCAACATGGTATACTATTGATGATGGACAAAGAGATAATTATTATGATAATGGCAAAGTAAATCTTGTAACTGGTAAACCACAAACCGGACGATTATTGGTTGTATATGATTATTTTAGTCATGGTTTAGATAAAGATTATTTTAATATTGATTCATATCCTACCGCAGTTGATGTTAAAGATATACCATTTTATATTGATACTTTTGGTACAAAATATGAATTAGCGGATACTATTGATTTTAGGCCTGATGTAGAAAATGCAATAGATGATACTTCATTTGTTGCTCATTATACACCATTACCAAATGAAGATTATGAATCATCATATTATTATTATTTACCAAGGAAAGATTCTTTAGTATTAACTTCTGATAGAAAATTTAAAATAATTAAAGGTATTTCTGAATTAAATCCAAAATTACCTACAGATACAGATTATTCAATGACATTGTATAATTTTACTATACCAGCATATACTTTTAATCCAACCAATGTTAGAATAAAATTTATTGAAAATAAACGATACACAATGAGAGATATTGGTAAGCTTGAAAAACGGTTAAATAATATTGAATATTATACATCATTAAGTTTACTTGAAAAAAATACTAATGATATGTTAATTAAAGATGCTGATGGTAATGATAGATTTAAAAATGGAATATTAGTGGATCCGTTTATGGGTCATAATATTGGTGATGTTGGTAATTACGATTATTTGTGTTCTATTGATTTTAGAAATAATTTTATGAGAAGTCCATTTAAATCAAAATATTTTGATAGCACAACAGCTTCGAGTGGTAATAATTGCCAAACAAGTGATAATGGAGAGATTGTAACTTTACCATATACAACAAAATCTCTTGTTAATCAACCACTTGCAAGTACGTCTATTAATGTTAATCCGTATAATTTAGTTTCGTGGGTTGGTTCTATGGTATTATCCCCACCAGTTGATAATTGGATTACTACAGAGCAAAGACCAGCAGTAAATATAAATGTTATTGGTGAAAATGATGCTTGGGATTTTATAGGGTTAGCATTACAAGATGATAGGTCTGGTTTTGGTACTCAATGGAATGATTGGGAACATACAATTATTGGTGAATCATTAATATCTGAGGAAAATGATATAACTAAAGATGTCACTGACTATGTATATTATCCTCATCATTGGTATTACCCAGTTAGTACCACAATAACAACCGTTAATACTCAAACATACGATGTTAGTAATGAAAAAACCAGGACAGGTGTTATGACATCAATCGTACCAGAAACAATTACACGTAGTTTGGGTGATAGAATTGTTGATGTTAGTATTATTCCATTTATTAGAGAAAAAACAATAACAGCAACATGTACCGGTTTAAAACCATCAACAATAATGTATCCATATTTCAATGGAACTCTTGTGAGTAGTTATTGTAGATTGGTTGCTGGAACTTTAGGTGAAACATTAACAACAGATACAGCTGGTTCAATTACATTTGAGTTTTTAATACCTTCAAATAGTACATTAAAATTTAGAACCGGTGAAAGAATATTAAAACTTTGCGATAGTGCTACAGAATAAGTATAAAGGAGAATATAAAATATGGCAATAACAACAAGTGCAGAAGCTACTTATTTTGCTCAAGGATTATTACAAATTAAAGAAGAGGTATCTCTTAGTACAAGGGTACCAAAAATAGTTAAAGTTGATGTTTCACAAACAGAAGTATATTCAAGTATAGATACACGGGTGAATACAACTGTGGAAATATGTGCATATCAAGACCCTTTTGCGGAAACATTTCTTGTTAGTGCTGTTACTCATCCTAATGGTATATTTTTAGATAGTGTTGATTTATATTTTAAAACAAAAAGTAGTGGCTTACCTGTTACAGTACAAATTAGACCTACAGTTAATGGATATCCACATTCTTCTATGGTACTTCCTTTTGGAGAAGTAACTTTATTGCCTGCTAATGTAAATATTAGTGATGATGCAAGTTTACCAACAAATTTTAAATTTCCTGCACCGATATATTTAAATCAAGGGGAATATTCAATCGTTATTATGTCAAACAGTAACGAATATGAAGTTTTTATTGCCGAGCTTGGTGAGTTACAAATAAATTCATCAAATAATATTTCAACACAACCATATGCCGGTTCTTTTTTCATTTCGCAAAATTCAAGTACATGGGAACCACAACAAGACATGGATTTAATGTTTAAATTAAATCATTGTGTATTTGATATAAGTGGAAGTAAAACAGTTGTATTAAATTGTTCTTGCGACACAACAGCCAATTTGGATTTAATTGAACTTGTAAATCCAGAATTTGTATTAAATGATATTTCTTTAGATTGGTATTATTCAACCGCGGTGTCACCATCATATACAGCAATAAAAGCTCATCAAAATACTTTAATGCCAGAAAGAAAAACCATTGGTTCTGGTTCTACAAATATGAAATTACAGGCATCATTATTATCAACTAATGCTGATGTTAGTCCTGTTGTAGATGTTGCTCGGGTTGGTGTTATTGGTGTTGAAAATATTATTAATGATTATCCTGCTTTGGATCCTATTATTGTGTATTCTGGATATGGTTATTCTTCTGCTCCAACTATATTAATAGATGGAAATGCTACTGCTGATTCTTCAATAAATACTATTACAGGAGAGGTTGTCGCTGTAAATATTATATCTTATGGAACGGATTATGATTCTACTCCTGATTATGATTGGACATGTGCTTCAAATCCTGATGCAACTGGTGGATATGGTGCAACAGCAAAAATAACAACTGTAGGCGCAACAGGAAATATAGAAGCAATAACAGTAACAAGTCCAGGATATAATTATCCGGCCGCTGGTCATATATATTGCTCTGTAGTTGATTCAACAGGTAATGGTGCTGTTATAATGGCTGATTCTACCGCTGGTTTTGTAGGATATTGTAGTATAAGTCCTGGTGGAGATGGAACAAATTATACAACAAATGATACTTTAATAATTCCTGGTAATTGTAAATTACAATCATTTGGTTTATATGGAGAAACTAATCCTTCCGGTGGGAATAATAAAGCCAGATATATAACAAGAAAAGTAACACTTGCTGATGGATTTGATGCTAATGATATACATGTTTATCTTGATGCATATAAACCAATAACAAGTGATATTGAAGTTTATTATAAAATTCAATCGGCTGAATCAGATGTATTATTTGAATCATTACCTTATGTTAAAATGAATTTAGATTCTGGTGATGCTGGTACAATAGTATATTCAACAAATAATCAACAATTTATAGAATATGAATATAATAATGATGTTGCTGGTGTAATTACAGCAATTGGAGAATTTAAATATTTTGCTATAAAAATTGTATTATTATCAACAAGTACAATAGATGTTCCTATTGTTAAAAAACTTAGAGCTATTGCATTGGATTCATAATGATACCTATAGATAATGATGTTGGTAGAGATGGTCATTCTAAAGCTATATTATCAACTAATAAAAAAGCTTTGAATGCCCATAGACAAAAAATTAAACAAAATGATGAAATAAAGAATTTAAGAACGCAAGTAAAAGAATTAAAGGATTTACTTTTACAGGTAATTAATAAGGAATAACAATGAGCCAACCAGAGGTTTTAAAAACAGATACATTTAAACAATGGAATGATAAATTAAATATCATATCCTCAAATGTTGGTGATGGAAATATATTAAATACTAATAATACTAATTGTGTTGACGGTATAAATGAATTACATGATGATATAGGTGATGTTGATAGTTTAGAAACTGATGCAACAAGTAATTGTGTTGTTGCTATAAATGAATTAAATGAAACATTATCTGGTGTTGTATCATTTAAAGTTGATTTAATACTTGGAATGTCTTAATGAAAAAAATTGTAGAAAAGAATTTTAATATATCTAATAGAATATCAATATTAACTGGTAATATTGATGCCTTAATAACTGATGCAACAAGTAATTGTGTTGTTGCTATAAATGAATTAAGGGGAAATGGATTTGGTGATGATACATTAGATGATAGTTTAGTTGAAGAAATTAATTTAATAAAAACAAAACTTCCGATGTTTGGTCCATCATACATAGAATTAACATTTGCACTTGATATGTATGATTGTGATTGCGGATTAACATATTACTTATAAAGGATAAAAATGGCAAATATATTTTCAAATGCACTTGAACAAATAACT